GATTCGTTTTATTTGTCCTGTGGTGAAAGGTCTGTATCTTACCCAATCACCACTGCCTGGAAGTTGTGATTCAAATTCATAGATTTGATTTAATTTCTTTATATCAAATCTTCTTTTTGGTTCTTTTACTTCTTCTTTCACCATTTGAATTGGTGGTACTGATTTGTTTACCATTTATTCCTCACTTTTTATGTTTTATGAACCTGTTCCAATAGATGTCAGTGTATGATATGCATATCTGAATGTAACATCAAATTGTAGAACATCGTTTGTTGTATAGTCTAATGTTGCTGCCGCAACTTCTCTTGGCCAGCAATGTTGTAGAGTGTATTCAAGAATTACATCACCTGTATAACCAAGAAGTTGAAGTCTCTGTGGAAACATATATGTTGCAATAGTTCCGTATTCGTTTGTTACTGGATTATGAATTTTGTTAATCCAGTTTTCAAAGTTCAATCTCAAAAGTCCCGCATCATCCATATTGAATGAAATTGTTAGATCAGAAAATGTATGTTTACCACCAACATAGAAATCCATACCTTGCCAATTCATTGCAATTTCTTCAATGGTTGTTGCAGGTAATGAAGTGCTTCTTACAAGATAAGAAGTTCTTTCATTTGACATATCACCTTGAACTACATCAGGCGGAAAAGTCGGAATGAAATAGAACAGATTCGCTCTTGCTCCATCCCTAAAATTCGCTCTATAACTTTCAATGTCAAAATTAGGCATTTTGTTTCTCCTTATTTAAGGGGGTGAATACTCACCCCCGTTATTCTTTACGCTGTAGCGTTTGTGGCAGTTGCAGCAATTTCAGTAAATGATGCACCTGTCTTAGTTGCTATAAAATTAAGAACGATAAATTCAGCCGCTCTTGTAGGTTTGATGTAAATGTCACACCAAAGTTCGTTTCTATCAATTCTCTCCGGTGTGTTGTTTGAACTATCACACACTACCAAGAAGTCATAGATACCTCGTCTGGATTTTACATCTCTCAAGAATGGTTCAATCATATTTATAAGTTGTAGACGAGTAAAAGTATCGTTTGGTTCAAATAAGAAGTATTTAACCGCTGTTGCGATTGACTTCTCAAGAATGATGAACAATCTTCTTACATTCACTCTATTGAAAGCTGAAGATTTATCCAACAGTGTTTTTTGACCCCAAACAACTTTTCCTTGTCCGGCAAATGATACGATTGGGTTGAGTCCATTCTTATACATAATGTCTCTCTTTCCCTGATTAGGATTGAAAGCCAACTTACGAATGTTGGTAATGATACCACGGTTCAAACCAGCAGGAGCGAACCAAGGATCAGAAACATCATCTGTATTTGCGTAGATACCAGCAACATGACCAGATGCTGGAATCCATCTATATTTACCATTCCATTTATCATACATTTCTAACCACTGTCCATAGATGGCAGCGTAACTTGTATTTACATTTAGATTATATGTTGCGTGTTGACCTAATCTAAAATCTCTCATATCAGTTGCTTCTTGACCTGAGTTGTTTATTACCAGTGATCTCGGAACATCAAGAACAGCAATTGTATCTTTTCTACTTTCACAGATAGAAATCAACTCTTGTTTTACAGTCGTAGATTTATCACCGTCAATAAGAATATTAACATCAACTACTTCTGCATCTTCATAAAGATCATAAGCGGCAATGATATCGTTATCTGCTACATTGGTTGATGCTGTGTTTTGACCACCACCCATTGTTTCATAATCCATAAAGTATGTGGACATATCAGTATTCTTAGCAGAAGCGGCCAACTGACATCTAATATAATCAGAAGTTTGATTGATAAAGTTTTCTACATAAATGTTTTGACCTTCATCATCAAGTTTTCTATCATCTGTAGAAACTAACCAAGCTTCTTTGATGAAATATGCTGGACTTACTTTTGTAATCTGATCTTGTGATGCAACTTTAACTAATACAATAAACTCTGTATCTGTATCGGATGGAAATGAAACATCAATACTTTCAATATCATCATACAGTTCACTTGATATTGCCAGTTGTGTATATGTTCTATTTCCTTTTCTTACATCGTCATAAAGGTTCTTTCCAATGATCGCAACCTTTACATAGTTACCCCATTTACCTCTTGTCTTTGCAATGAAAGCAATATCAGAACCATAATCTTCTCTATTAGCGTCAAATGGAAGTGATTCTTCGTCAAATTGATCTGGGTCTTGTGAATCGAAATCACTTAATTTGTATGCACCGCTTGCTCCTGTTGAATATGAATCAAGTTCACCAGCAGATGCAAATACACCGTGACATCCTGCGAATGTTGCGTCTGGTCCAAACACCGCAGTTGCGTATAGTTTATTGCCGTATTTCAAATAACCGACTGATGAAAGAATATCTTTATATGAACCTGATGTTGGTTCACCGAAAGTTGTAATCAGTTCGTCTATTGTAGTAATCAACTGTCTCTTTAATTCTGGTCCTTTGTACGGATCACGAATAACAGCTACAGCGATTGAAGTGGCAACGGCCGGAATTGTTGTAGTCAAGTCAATTTCATTGACATCTACAAGTGGGCTTAAATAAAGTGCCATTTGTTTCCTCCTCGGATGTGTTACTTATATCAACTATATTTATTTATTATTTATTTATTATTACTTAATCTCGTAATAATCATAAGAAAATGTTGCTGAGCACTCTAACACGGACTCGCCATCTCTATTGGAAAGTGTTATTGCTCCTATATTCAGAGGCCACATTCTTACGAAACCAACTCTCAATACTTCTGAATTAAAGTTATCAAGAATTTGTAACGAACTATCAACACTGAATTCTTTGTATTTTTCATTCATTTTTGTATTGTAATTTGTTATAAACATTATCCAATTATAGAGAACTTGCCAGTTCTTTATTTCGGAATCCACGATGAAATCAACACTGAATTCATCATAAGTAATTGGTCCCTGTGATACTTTTGATTTGGAGTTCTGCCAACCAAGTTCACCGGGTTCAATTGCCAAGCCTGGAAGAATAGTGGAGTGAATATTTAATATCAGTTCCTCTGCAGCTCCAAGTGTTTTTTGATTCGGTATCACTGGAAAAACCAATCTAAAATTTGATGGTGTTGATTTATTTAATTGAACATTAAGTGGCATTATAGTAATCCGTTTATCTTTTTTATAACATCTCTCATTACTTTTGGTTTATAAGTTTTACCTTTCTTTTTTCTTTCTTCTCTTTCAGCATCATCTTCACCATCCATATCAGCAGTCTTTTCAAACTCATCACTATCTGCTGGATTACCCCAAGCATCAGCGAATGGTCCGATCTTACCACCTAATAATCGTGAGGATGTAGGGACATCTGGAATATCTTTTGTGTGCATTTTCTTGAACAATCTATCTGATAGAAAGTATTCATCACCTTTCAGTGTATCGTGATACGCATGAACAGATGATTGAGGTTTGGTTGAATCAAAATCTACCCAACCCCAATTACTATCATCGGGAACCCAATTCACATCAAACGAAGTCAGTCTATTATCATAACCAGTTTTCTTATACCTATCACCCATAATGATGTTACCTGTTGGAAAATCATCATCACCGGCAATAGCTTTCGGTCCTGTCTCTGCATAGGCACCAGCTGTCGTTGACTCTTTTAAGTATTTTTTATAACTCATTTATTTTCCCATTTGTTTAGATTTAGAAAGAACAGATATCATAAGTTGTTTATAAACTTTTGGTGATATTTTTTTTCCAAAGTATTCGACATCACTCTTAATACTTTCAATGTCTTCTTTTGTTTTGGCTTTATTTAACGCTTCCAAAGTAGCCTTTTTAAATGGTTCACTTATATCAATAAAATGAGATAAAACTTTCGTCATATTTTTAGCAGCACTCATTTTATTTTCTATCAAGTATTTTTCATAAGTTTTCATTTATCTTAATCCCCATAAATTATTGGATCACCAACTCTATCACTGAATTGATAGATATCATATGCGTATATTCTTTCATCATCTTCATTGAAGTATGGATCAATACCTGTAAATACTTGTGACTCACCAGAAGCAGCAGAAGAAAACATAGAAGTCGTATCTTCAAATGCAGTTGCCCAAGCTGGATCGTTAAGATAGTAATTTATAAAAATGGTTTTGATAAGTCCAACATCCTCAACAGGTGTGAATAGATAAGCTTGAACTGTGAAATCCATTGAATAACGAATAACTCTACGCTCTTCTTCACCCATATCAGTTGCTATATCAGGATTAGCACCATTGAAAACAACCTTCGTATCAAAGTAGAAGTTCAACTCAGGTATATGAACTCGTATAAAGATATGAGGAGCAAAGTATGGCAATACTTGTTCAAGAATCTGATCAACATCGGTCATATACTTTGTCCAAATGAAAACAGTGAATCCTAAATTATAAGGAACTGGATTCAAAAATCGTTGAACCATACCGGAATCAGCAGATGTAGATTTTGTAAGACTCTTATATCTGTTACCCATTCTTTCTGATGCAAAGGTTACACTATTCATCGTTACACTCATCATAGGAAGAATTTCATCTTGGTGTTTTTCAAAGATGTAGTAATAAGCTCTTTCCTTTGGTGCAAACTTTACAGGAACAGTTATGAATCTCTTGAAGTTACCATCTGAATCATACCTTTTGATTTTGATATCATTGAATACATCAAGAAATTGGGTAATCGTTTTTCTTAGTGCTTGATAATAGTAATATGTTTTCATATTTGATTACTTCTTTCCTATTTTGGATGCTATTTCTGCTCTTTTTTGTTTCAATTGATTCATAAGGTAACTTAAATCAAATTCTGGAAATTCTCTTTTTATATCAGATGCCATTTTTTCCAATTTTTTTATTTGTTGATCAAATTTTTTGAGTTCAGTTTTATTACCTTCTGTTAAATATTT